CAGGTTCCGGTTTGCCGGGTTTAAGAAAGCTATTGGTCACATGGAGAATGGCTCCTATAATGAAGCTGCCACGGAATTTCTGGATAGTCGTTGGGCCAAGCAAGTAAAAGGTCGGGCCTTAGAGGTTACCGATATGATTAAGACTGGTACATACATAGGATAAAGATGCCACTTAAAAAACTCCAGTTAAAACCGGGGGTTAACCGAGAAAATACGCGCTATACCACTGAAGGTGGGTGGTATGACTGCGATAAGGTTCGGTTTCGCCAAGGCATGCCAGAAAAGATTGGTGGATGGGAACGCATCTCCGCTAACACATTTCTAGGGGTATGCCGTTCACTCTGGAACTGGATCACTTTGGGGGGTCAAAACCTTAGGGGGTCAAAACCTTATTAGTGTAGGCACTAATCTTAAATACTACATCGAGCGTGGGGGAAATTACTACGATATAACGCCTATACGTACAACTACTATAGCAGGGGCTATAACTTTTTCAGCTGTAAACGGCTCTTCTACCCTTACTATAACCAATATTTCTCACGGAGCTAATCTAGGGGATTTTGTAACTTTCTCCGGGGCGGTGTCTCTGGGCGGCAATATAACTGCTGCTGTCCTTAACCAAGAATACGAAATTTCTACTGTACTTACGGACGATACTTACACTGTTGCTGCTAAAGATACTTTGGGAGTTACTGTAACAGCTAATGTGTCGGATACAGGGAATGGTGGGGCTTCAGTTGTAGGTGCATATCAGCTTAATACAGGTGCTGCTACTGCTGTGCCTTTTAGCGGCTGGGGTGCAGGGCCGTGGGGCTTAGGAACTTGGGGCTACTCTCAAACGTCTTCTTCGGCTATACGCTTGTGGAGTCAATCTAATTTTGGTGAAGATTTAGTATTTGCATATCGGGGTGGCCCCATCTGTTATTGGGACGCAAGCACTGGAGCCACGGTACGTGGGGAAGTTATAAACAGTACTAATTTCCCTGCTTCTTCAGATGTGCCCAGTATAATTAATATAGTAAGTGTGTCAGATATATACCGTTTTGTGTTTGCTTTCGGGGCAAATGCCCTCGGTAGTGCTACGCAAGATCCGATGCTAATCCGTTGGTCAGACCAAGAAGATGTCCTTAATTGGACCCCTTCAGCTACTAATCAAGCAGGGAGTATACGAGTGTCTCATGGCACTGAGATTGTTGCGGTAGTACAGGCTCGTCAGGAAGTCTTGGTGTGGACAGATGCGGCCTTATACTCTATGCAGTATTTAGGTGGTGATATTGTATGGAGCGTACAATTATTAGGAGACAATGTTTCTATAGCTAGTCAAAACGCTACGGCCTATGCGGGTAGTACGGCTTTCTGGATGGGTAAAGACAAGTTCTATAAATATGACGGCACCGTTATGACACTGCCTTGCAATGTTAAACGGTACATTTTTAATGACATTAATACTGCCCAGTTTAGCCAGATAGTGTCAGGCACTAACGAAGGATTTAACGAAGTCTGGTGGTTTTATTGTTCTGATGGTGTGACTGCTACTGACCGTTACGTAGTTTACAACTACCTCGAAGACATCTGGTATTACGGCACACTGGCTAGAACTGCGTGGTTAGATTCAGGGTTACGCGATAGGCCCATAGCAGCCACTTATAGCAACAATCTGGTGGACCATGAGAAAGGTAACGATAACAAAGAATCAGCGGTCACTGCGGCCATAACGGCTTCTATAACGTCTTCTGAGTTTGACTTGGATGACGGGCATTCTTTTGTGTTTATCAGTCGTATGTTGCCCGATGTGACCTTTGATGGATCTACCACTGGTTCCCCTGCTGCAACCATGACAATTTCGCCATTATCTAACTCAGGTTCCGGGTATAACAGTCCGTTGTCGGAAGGTGGGAATTCGGCGGGGACGGTAACCCGTTCAGCAACAGTACCTATTGAACAATTTACAGGACAAGTATTTTTACGCCTTAGAGGTAGGCAAGTAGCTTTTAAGATGGAGTCTACAGCGGAGGGTGTAGCTTGGCAGCTGGGTTCTCCTCGTTTAGATATGCGTCCTGACGGGAGGCGGTAATGCCTACTGTAACAGACGAAAGCAACAGGGTAGTTGCTCCAGCTTTACCCACGGGGCCAACCACTTATAGCAAAAGTTATATAGACCGTTTCAATAATATATTACGTTTATATTTTAACCAGTTAGATAATGCATTGAGGAACGCCGTGGCTACTTCCGTACCCTACAATTTACGAGTTGCAGAAGGCCAGGTTACAGGAGCTACTTCCCTGTTTAAATTTGGTTTTAATGCTGATGTAGACACTACTGAAGAGACTGTGTGGAGCGGGGGCGGCGATTTGGTTTATCCCGGTGCAGCGGGGGAAGTGTATATCTCCAGTAGTGACACTAACGATGTCAACCCCGGTGGTACTGGGGTACGCACTATAAAGGTACAGGGGCTAGATGCCAATTACCTTGAGATAGAAGAAGACATTGCTCTTAATGGGCAAACCCAAGTAATTACGACGAAAGAGTATTTAAGAATTTTTAGAGCTTACGTGCTTACAGCAGGATCAAACGGAGGAACTGCTGGTACTGTTTACGTAGGTACAACGGGAGCTACCGCTGGTGTACCCCCGGTAATATATGCAAGCTTTGGAAGTGCTAACCAGACCCAAATGGCCGTGTACACTGTCCCTGCCAGTAAGACGCTATATGTTGATGACATTACTTTTACCGCCGCTCTTTCGGCAGCAGATCAGTCCGTTACAGCAAAGTTTAAGACGCGAGAGGTTGCTACTAATGCGTTTAGAACCCGATTCATTCAGGTAATGCAGAGCGACAATAATGTTTCACCTTTTAATTACCCGTTGCCTATTCCTGCTAAAACAGACATAGAGTGCCGTGCGTTGGCCTCTACCACTAATAACCAAGTAAGCGCCTCGTTTCAGGGTGTCTTGATAGCCAGTTGATATGCCTAAAGATTTTGATCTTATAGAGTTTATTATTTCTCAAACAACGCCTGAGAAATTTGAGCGTGGCGGGAGTGTGCCTGGGTTTGCAGAAGACGTACTTGCTGAATTGGGGCTGGGTGCCCCTGTACAACAATTTGATGACGGCGGAAGTGTGCGTGGGTTTCAAGAAGGGGGTCAACTAGACTACGGAGATATTGTTGGAAATATAAAGGTCACGGGCAAAGGGGGTGGAGGCTATGATCTAGGCGCATGGGATGCAGATGCTTTTTTAACTACTCAGGCCAATATAGCGGCTACAGCAGGGTTGTTAGAAAGTGCAGAGTTTACGCGAAGGCAACAGCAGCAAGACAGAAGGGATATTGTAAAGGCGGCATTAGCTAAGATTGGTCGCCAGGATAAACCCCTTACTGATGATCAAGTGAATGATCTCTACAACAAAATGAGATCTGGGGTCACACTAACTGCAACTCTGGTTGATTCTGATGCCTATAAAACAGCCACTGTGGATTTTGTTTCTGATGTGGTTACAGATACTTCCGTCGCTGAAGATATAGATGCTCTTAATCAAGATAGGGCGTTCTGGAATGCAGTGACGGGGGCAGCTTCTCCTCTTGCCGGGGCGGTTAATATACCTTTGGACCCAACAGATGATAACTATGTACATGGTCCAATCCTTGAAGCCGACAGGGATGCGGCATTTGAGGAACTCTCGGACCTAGACGAACTGGTCTTGAGCACGGAAGAGATGAACTCTCAAACATCTGCCATTTTGACAAAATATGGAATTCCACATGACCCGGCAACTTTGGATTACTTTGAAGGGGCAGACAAAAATGGCTTGATTGGCCGGAAAGTTTACACTCCTACTGAGACTACTGATGCTTCTGATGCTGATGCTCAGGCTGCTGCTGATGCTCAAGCGGCTATTGATGCTCAAGCGGCTATTGATGCTCAGGCGGCTATTGATGCTCAGGCTGCTGCTGATGCTCAGGCTGCTGCTGATGCTCAAGCGGCTATTGATGCTCAGGCTGTTACTGACACTACTGACGCCACTTGGGAGGATTTTGTAGCAACCTATGGGGACTTGGTAGATTTGACTGAAGCCTCTGCGGGTGGGTTAGAAGCGACATATGGTGGGGCAACAGATATAACGGTAACTACACCAACGGTAGCTACTACAACTACACCAACGCCTACACCTACACCAACGCCTACACCTACACCAACGCCAACACCTACACCTACACCTACACCTACACCAACGCCAACACCTACACCAACGCCTACGCCAACACCTACGCCTACGCCTACGCCTACGCCTACGCCTACGCCAACACCTACGCCAACTGGTACCGCTGGAGTTGACTATGAAATAGGTGACACGGTAACCGATGCAAATGGTGTTGAGTGGACTTACGTTGGCACACACCCTTTAAATCCAAATACAGGTAGGTGGGTAGCGAAGAACCCAACTGCTCAGGACATTGCTGACTGGGAAGCTGCCACGGGGCAGACTTATGATCCAAATAAAGGGACTGCTGCTGGGAGTCAAGTGATGATTGGTATCCCAGTGGGTACAGCCCCAGTGTCTAGTACGGTAACTCCTGCCCCAACTGGGACAGCGACTACTACAACTACACCAACTGGAACAGCGACTACTACAACTATCCCCACTATTCTCGTAACTACTCTAACTAAGCCTACGGTCACTACACCAACGGTAACTGCTACAAGCACGCCTACGGTAACTACACCTACGGTCACTACCCCAACGGTAACTACTACAACTAAGCCTACGGTTACTACCCCAACGGTCACTACCCCTACGGTCACTACCCCAACGGTAACTACTACAACTAAGCCTACG